CCTGCAGCCCGGCCAGCACGGCTGCCATTTCCTCGAACCGGTCGCGGCTGAACAGGTCGCGGCCATAGTCGCCCTCGCAGCCCCAGTAGGGCGGGTCGAGGTAGAACAGCGTGCCGGGCCGATCCACCCGCGCGATGAAGGCGGCGAAGTCCATGCAGGTCACCGTGACGCCCGCAAGGCGGCTGTGCAGCGCCTCGAGGTCCGGCTCCAGTGTGGTCAGGTTGAACCGCCCCGGGTGGGTGGCCGCGACGCCGAAGCTGCGTCCCGTGACTTTGCCGCCGAAGGCCAGCCGCTGCAGATACAGGAACCGCGCGGCGCGCTGCAGGTCGGTCAGGGACATCGGGTCCACCGCCACCAGCCGCTCGAAATTGGCCTGGGTGGTGATCTGGAATCGCAGCAGGTCCAGGAAGGCCACGTAGTGTTCCTGCAGCACCCGGAACAGGGTGTAGACGTCGCGGCCCGCATCGTTGATGAACTCGGCCTTCGCGGCGCGGCGGCGGCGCAGGAAGATGCCGCCCATGCCCACGAAAGGCTCGGCATAGGTGGTGTGCTGATCCGCGTCGATCAGCGCACAGATGCGCTTTGAAAGGGCGCGTTTGCCGCCCAGCCAGGGGGCGACCGGATTGGTGTTCCGTTCACTGTTCATTAACCGATTCCTCATGACTGTATCCCCGCCCTCTTGCGAGGGTCGGGCGACCTTTAACCCTTGGTCGGGGTCGGCGCGGGGCTTGATGGTGCCGCGTGGTCAGGCTGCGCAAACAGCCTGGCCCCCGCTTATCGGGGGGGTCATTGGCGGCACACAATCGGGATGCTGCCGGGGGTGGGGAAGGTTTTGGTGCCGAACGGCCAGGTCGCCCGGAACCTGCCGGTGAAGTCGCCCTCGTCGGCCATGTCGGCCGTCTGCCAGATGTAGCGCAGGGCGGGGGTGATCTTGGGGATCAGGACCAGCGCGGGGCGGGTGAACAGCACCGCCCCGGCCTCGGTCCGCAGCGTGAAGGTCACGCTTGCACCGGTCAGGTCGATCTCGGTGTCATCAAGGTAGAAGTCCAACGCCCACAGCGTGTCACCGGGACTCATGTGAAAGACGGTGCTCATGGCTGCCTCATGATTCGACCAGGCCGCTTGCGGCCCGGCCTGTGGCGGTCTGGGTGCGCACCTGCCCGCCGGCCTGGCTGAGCTGCGGTGACCTTGCCGCCCAGGCGGGCAAGGTGGGCTGATTCAGCAAAAGCAGAAGCGGCATGACTCTATCCTAATCGGTTGCTGCCTGGTCGGCGGGATCGACGGCCGGCTTTGCGGCTGGCTCCAGGACAACCTCTTCGGTCCAGACATTGCCGCTTTCATTCTCGAACGAGCGGCACTCGATCAGCGCGCAGTCCTGATCGCGCCGAAAGCATGATCCGGTCTTGCGCATGGTCAGTACCCCTTGAGCAGCACGTGTCTCAGCGTCGCCGCCACGCCTGCCGCTGAAACCCGGGCGCGGACCAGCTGCGCATGCACACCGGCCACGGCAAGCTGGACCGTAGCCGAATCGGCCGCAGTCAGCGGCGCACCGATGGCATACCATGTCAGGCCGTTGTCATCGGAGCCTTCCAGCTGCAGGGCCGGGGCGGTGGTGGTGATGACACCCGCCGTGATGAGCAGCTGCAGGTTGCGGCAGTTCTGCACCGTCAGCGATGCCGTAACCGCGTTGAGGGCCTGTGCCGGGGCCAGCGAACGGTCGAAAAGCTGGCGGATCGGATCGACGGAATCGCTGCTCTGGAGTCGGTTTATGGCGCGGGTGAACGATGGCGTCGTGCCGCCAACGGTCTGGACATAGCGGATGCGGTTCCCGGTCAGTGGCAGCACGGGGCTGCGATACATGCCGGTGGCTGTGATGCGCGGGAAATGCCAGACATCAAACCAGTTCGTGCCGGTGTCGTCGCTTTCCTGAATGACCACATCAAGCGTCGGGGTTGTGCCGGAAACAGCGGTGACAGGGATGTTCACCTGGTAGCCGGTGCCGAAGGTCGGGGTGATCGCCGCCGTGGTGGTCGTCGCCGCAAGCGCCGCCGATGCAACATCGGCGATGATACCGGGGATGGCGAGGTTCGCCGCCGTGACCGCAGATACGGTCGTGACAGCCGCAACGGATGCGAGGGTGCCGCCCTGGACGTTCACACCGGCCGCCGCCGAAAGATCGCCTTGCGGACGCGGCATCAACTCGACGCGCTGGCGCTCAAAGTCCAGAACCCGAACGAACGAAAGCCTGATCGAGGTCCGCCTGATGATGGCACCGCCGCAGTTGGTCAGCCCGATGTCAGCACCCGTGGGAGAGACGGTTGCGCTGATCGGCTCCAGGACAAGCGTCGTCGTGGCGAAATCGCGGACGCGGTACGCCCCGTCGATGCCAAGGCTCGCGCCGGTTGCGTTGTCCCGGCAGCCGACCAGGTTGACATAATCACCGATCACAAGACCGGCCCATGTGGTGTTGCCGGTGACGGTCAGAAGGTTGCCCGTCCTGACAATCGACTGCGCCACGACAGCGCTTGCGCCAAGAGCCGACATCAGGTTGCCGCCGTTCACACGCGCCACATATCCACCATAGCTGGTGACGGTTGCGGCGGTGCCGATGACGACGGTGAAGGTCGTGGCGTCGATAACGGATGCAACGGCGGTGGCCACCGGCAGGTTCGGGAACGAGGCCGCAGCCTGATCCCTGATGCCGTAGACCACGATCTGATCGGTGATGGTCAGGCCGTGCGGAACATCCGTCGTGATCGTGGCCGTGGTGGTGCCGGTCTTGACCGCCGAGACGATCTGCGCGACCGGAACGGTCAGGCTGGCGTTATTCGTCGCGCGGACACGCATGCGATACCGGGCGGCCGGATCAGGGACGATCTGTGTGATCTTGCGCCTGTTGGTCGCCGCAGCAAGACTGTCGATCGCCACATCAGACCATTGGACACCGTCCGCGAATTGCGACAGGCGGAACTCATTGGTGGGCTGAAACGCATAGGCTGCCGCTGCGTTGATGGCCTGGAACGATGCGGTCGTCAGCATGGCGACAGAGTGGTTGCCCGTCAGCGCCGCGGAAGGGAGCACGTCGCCACTTTCGGAGCGCGCATAGAACGAACCGTTTGTGGCCGTCGCGTTTTCCAGAAGCATGCTTGTGCCGTTCGGGGCAAGGCCGAGGGCGGAGCGCTGGAACACAAAGCCTGACGCGAGCGGGCCGGCGGTGACAGAGGGCAGGCCGCCGCCGGGGCCGGCCGTGACGGTGAACTGGGTCGCTGTTGGCGTCGTGGCCACCACAAGCGCCGGATAATTCAACCGGCTGTCCGCGCAATCCCGGATGCCGATGCGCGTACCAGGGCGCAACCCATGTGGCAGAACGGTCGCGACGGTCAGCGTGGCCGTGACCTGCTGGATCGACGCGATGGCCAGATCTGCGGGCGCGGGAAGAAGGGCTTCGTCAGAGACCGCCTCGATGGCAAATTCCTGCCCGAGCGTGCGTTGCGAGGTTCCAAGACCGATTGCCATGTCAAAGGGCATCTGGAAAGTTTCGATGCTCGCGATGCTTGACACGGTACCCGCATGCAGCGGCGACTTGCTGATATCCAGGTAGCTGGCTGCGACGGCATTCCCGTCCAGCGCGATGATGTCGCCAGAGCCGAGCACTTGCGCCCAGACGGCACCGGGCGTGTACGCCTCGAAGGCCTCCCGGAACCTGGTCAGCACATTGCTGGTTGACACGGGCATCGGGTTGGATGCGCTCACATCCCCGTCATTTGCGCCCGCCGCGCCCAGGGTGATCTTGGAGCGGGCAAAGTGGATGCCGGCGATCTCATCCGTGGCGACCAGCGCGCCCAGGGCCGGAAGCGTTACACTGTCTGTCAAGGTCTAAATCTCCTCCAAAGGATCAATCCTGTCGGCTTGCATCGTCATCGCAGCTCCCGTTCACGGCAGGCAGCGCCGGGTCAGGCGCGGCCGGCGGGTTTGCACGGTCTGCATCCGACAGCCCCCTCCTGTCCGGCGGCAACAGCCGGCATCACGCCGCCCCCTTCTTTCCGTCAAAGCCGGTGATCAGCCCGGACCCGGTCAGGCTGTGGATGACCCGGGTGATCTGCCATTCGCCCTGCAGCTCCGGGCGCAGGCCGGGTCCGGCCAGCCGGGCGGTGGCCCCGGCCAGCAGGCCCGGCTCGAACCCCGACAGCCGGGCGTTGCGGATCGTCATGGCAGACCGGGCGGCCCCCGACAGGGTGGCCTGGGCGGCGCGGCGCGCCTCGGCCTCGGCCTGGTAGACATGGCGCAGCACGCGGCGGGGCGTGCCGCTGCCCAGGGTGACCTTGTTCAGGGCACCGCCGTTCGTGTCGCACCACTGCGCCTCGACCGCGCCGTAAATCTCGCGCCCGTCCAGCGACCAGTCATAGCCGCTCAGCCGGGGCGCAAGGATGACCGGCGGGGTCAGCACATCGCCCGCCGCCGTCTTCCCCTCGCCCCGGCGCTGCACGATCAGCGCGCCGCCTGCGGGTTTCGCGGTGGCGTCCAGGGTGGCCGCGATCCGGCTCAGGAAATTCAGGTTCGACTCGGCGGTCTGCGCCAGATAGCCCCAGGCCGCGCCGGCCAGGCTTTCGCCCACCACCGGCTTCAGCCCGGCCTCGCCCGCGATGGTGCGCACGATGTCGGACAGCGTCTTGCCTTCCCAGGCGCGGGTGCGCGGGCTGCGGATATCGCCCTTCAGGTCGGCGGCCGTGCCGGTGATCCGCAGCGTGCGGTCCGGCCCGGTGCCGCCCACGCCGGTCACCGCATAGCTGCCCAGGAAGGCCAGCGGCGCACCGGCATAGCCCAGCGACACCTCCAGCCTGGCCTCCATGTCTGGCGTGGCGATCCGCCCGTCGCGGTCGTCGAGATCGATCACCACCTGGTCGGCGGTGCCGCCGTCATTGTCCGTCACGGTCAGCGCCAGCAGCCGGTCGCCCACCGCGCCCGAGGCATCCTGCCCGCCGACGATGATGCGGAAGGCGGGGGTCATGTGCGTCCCTCCGCTTGCCATTTCGCCAATTCGGTGTAATTCGTTGCGCCGCAGGGTGTCCAATCGGGGCAAGCCGTCCCCAGCCATGTCCCGCCCCCGCAAGTGCATTTGGGCCGTGTGCATCTGCACCGACAGTGAGACACTGCGCAGGTCCCCCAATTGCTCGCCAGATAAGAAGCCAAGTGCATGATCATCCGCGATCCTCCGCTTCCTTCGCGGGGCGATGCGCTTGTGGTGCCGATGCCGGACGAATTACAAATGTGGCCGACTGTTTATCCGCCGATTGAAGTGACCTGGAATGCTGAACAATCCCAACTCGTGCTTGTCGGAACGGTCGGCGTCGGGGTTGATCAGCGAATTCGGTTCGGTCTTGAAATGACCCCGGCTGCATCACGACAACTGCTGCTATGCATCGCGCGTCTGCTGGAACATGTGGATGCAGACGCAATAGATACCAGACCGCGCGATCTGCAATGAAACCCCACAGGGACAGGCCGCGCCGGGTCATGTCCGCCCCCACAGCCGGACCTGCCCGGCCTCTACCGGGGCGGCAACCACCGGCAGGGTGATCAGCACACCCGCCGCGTAGACCGGGCCAAGGGCGGCCAGGCCGGGGTTCGCGGCCAGCACGGCGGGAACGTGGCGTTCGGTGCCGTACTGCATGCGGCAGATCGCATCGAGCATGTCGCCATCGGTGGTGCGCCAGGTGCTCATGCCCGGTCACTCCCATAGGCGCGCAGCGTCACGTTGAACTCGATCCTGCGCGGCGCGCCATCGGCCAGGAAGACCGATTTGGTCTCGGACACGCGGGTGATGACCCAGCGCTGCCAGACAAAGCCCAGGCCGTCGACCAGCATCATAGGCTGGCCCAGCCGGGCCACCGTGCGCATCAGTTCCATCTGGCGCAGCCCGCCCTTGAAATGCGGGTAAATCACCCCTTCAAGGGTGATCTCTTCGGCATCCGGGCCAAGGAACTGCAGCGCGGGCGCGCGCCCCAGCCGGTCCTGCCGGGACCAGCGATAGGCGGCGTCGCGGGTGAAGCTTTGGTAGCTGGCGCGGTTCACGCCGAAGCGGAAGGTGCCCAGCGCCATCATGATGGTTCCCAGGCTAATCGGCATGCAGCCCCCTGTCGTCCAGATACGCCCTGATCGACGCTGCCTCGGAGAGCTGGCGGCGCACCTCGCGGGCGACCG